CTGATGAAGGTTTTCCATCGATCTCTAAAGCTGATAAAGAGATCACGGCTATCACTCTTCGTAAGAACGGTAAGAGTGTCGTGTTTGGCTGCGGTGAGTTCACTACCGATGACGAGAACATCAAGTACATTCGTTGTAAAGATGAACACAATCTTCTAGCTAACTTCTTAAAGGTATGGAATCATGAATCGTTCAAACCGGATGTCATTACTGGTTGGAATATTGAGTTCTTTGATATACCTTATCTGGTAAACCGTATAAAGAACTTGCTCGGTGAATCTGAAGCCAAGAAGCTATCGCCGTGGAAGATGCTCGATGAACGTGTCATCGAGTATAAGGGTAGCACGAATCAAGTCTACACACCAGTCGGCATCGCTGTGCTTGACTACTATCAACTCTATCGTAAGTTCTCTTTCGGTAACCAAGAGAGCTATAAGCTTGACTACATCGCTCAAGTAGAACTCGGAGAACGTAAGCTCGACTACTCTGAGTACGGTTCTTTGTTAGAGCTTTACAAGAACAACTTTCAGAAGTTCATAGAGTACAACATCTACGATTGTACTCTTGTAGAAAAGCTTGAAGACAAGCTAAAGTTCATCGAACAGGTTATGGCTCTTGCATACGACGCTAAGGTAAACTACAATGATACTATGGCAACAGTTAGGCCTTGGGATGTTATTATTCATAATTATCTTTTGGATCGTAGAATTGTAATCCCTCAGTTTACTCCTTCACAAGAGCAGTTCGAACTCGTCGGTGGCTACGTAAAAGAACCAAAGCTTGGTCTAAGCAAGTGGGTCGTATCTTTTGACTTGAACTCTCTGTATCCGCATCTTATCATGCAGTACAATATCAGCCCAGAGACGTTCAAGGGCAAAGCTTCTGGTATGCCAAGTATTGATAAGATGTTAGAAGGCGAGTTCAAATCGATGTATGATCTGAGTTATGCTGCCAACGGTTGTATGTACGATAAAGACAAGCAAGGGTTTCTTCCTGCATTGATGGAGAAGATGTACAACGATCGTGTTGAGTACAAAAATAAGATGATCGATGCTAAGAAAGAGTATGAGAAGACTAAAGATCCTGAGCTAGTAAAAGCTATCGCGCGTTATCATAACATGCAGTTAGCTAAGAAGATCCAGCTGAACTCAGCTTATGGTGCTCTTGGTAACAAGTACTTTCGTTGGTTCTCATTCAACAACGCAGAAGCTATCACGACTTCTGGTCAGTTATCGATTCGTTGGATAGAAAAAAAGACCAACGAGTATCTTAACAGGCTTCTTAAGACAAACGACAAAGACTACGTCATAGCTTCTGATACAGATTCCATCTATGTTACTATGGATGCTCTTGTTAAAAAAGTTATGCCGGATAAATCTGAAGAAGAGATAGTTAAAGCTCTCGATCAGTTCATCGAAGCCAAGATACAACCTTACATGGATAATTGCTATCAAGAGTTAGCTAAGATGATGAACGCTTATCAACAAAAGATGCAGATGAAGCGTGAGACTATAGCTAACAAGGGTATCTGGAAAGCAAAGAAGATGTATATTCTCAACGCATGGAACGTAGAGGGTGTGCAGTATGACAAGCCCAAGCTGAAGATTCAGGGTATCGAAGCAGTTCGTTCTTCTACTCCGCACGCGTGTAGAGAGAAGCTAAAGAAAGCTTTCGATATAGTTATGAACCAAGATGAGTTATCTTTGCAAAAGTTCGTATCGGATTTTCGTGAAGAGTTCGATAGTCTTCCTTTCAACGACGTAGCGTTTCCTCGAGGGATCAAGGGCATGCATAAATATGATGGTCGCAAAGAAAAGACCATCTATAAGAAGGGTACACCTATTCAAGTAAAAGGTGCTTTACTTTTCAACATGCTACTGAAAGAACATAAAATAAATTTTATACCGCCCATCATGGACGGCGACAAAATAAAATTTGTTTATCTTAAGACGCCAAACCCGTTGGGTGATACAGTGATCGCGTCTTCTGATAATTTGCCGAAAGAGTTCGGCCTTGAAGAATTCATCGATAGAGACATGCAGTTCCAGAAGAGTTTCGTGGAGCCTCTAAAATCTATAGCTGATGTCATCGATTGGAGAGTAGAGAAGATAGCAACACTAGAAGGATTCTTTTCATAATGGAAAACGATTTTGGATTTAGTTTAGTATCTGAACAAGAACTCAAAGCTCATGAAGAGATGCTCAAAAAGAAAGTTGAAGAGCAGTCTAAGTTCGTGAAGCAGAAGACTACTCAGATGCAAGATAAGCTTCATGGCTTACGAGATATGATCATGCCTCTTTTAAATAATCTTGCCAAAGACCCAGAGAAGACATATATTCTCTGGCCCGATCGCGCAGAAAAGATTCAAGCTTTCATCAAAAAAATAAACGATTTTGTAGAAAATGATTAACGTTCTAGCTTTGCTGGTAGCCTTATCTGTTTCGGGTGTATCAGCTTACTATTCGATCATCGGTCTAACAGCTATATTTTCGGCTGCTTACTATCCCGTGATCATAATGGGATCTGCTCTTGAACTTGGAAAGTTGGTAACTACATCATGGTTATACCGCAACTGGCGTACATGCCCTTGGTTGCTGAAATTATATTTAACAGCGGCTGTTATTATTTTGATGTTTATTTCAAGTATGGGTGTTTTCGGTTTCTTATCAAGAGCTCATATTGAACAGAACTTGCAGATCGGTACAGGATCGGCTGATCAGATACAGATAGTACAAACTAAGATAGACAACGAGCAGTCTATCATCGATGACTTGAACAAACAGATAGCTCAGATAGATGCCGCGGTCTCTAAGTTGACTGAGAAGGGTCAAGCTACCACTTCTCTTCAAGCTGCTGACAAGCAAAGAAAGCAAAGAGACGCTCTGATCGTTCAACGTACCAAACACAACGATGATACGGCTAAGTTGAAAGAAGAAAGAGTAAAACTTTCTTCTAACGTTAAGAAAATGGAAGCTGAAGTAGGTCCGATAAAATATATAGCAGAGTTGATATACGACGGGAAAACTACCGATGACGTTCTTGAAAAATCTGTTCGTTGGGTTATTATATGCATCGTTATGGTCTTTGATCCTCTCGCTGTCGTTCTTCTTCTTGCTGCCAATCACGGTTTTGCTAATTCTACTGATTCACGGTTGACAAATCCGGCACAGCATGATATATTGGTAATTGACTCAAACAATATTGGAGATGTTAATGTCGCTAAAAGACAAACTGATAAAGAACTCAACGATCGACATGACGGCGACGTTAGACCAAAGCAAAATCTTCACGAAGAAAGACATGATCCCAACAACGGTACCGATGATCAACGTCGCGTTGAGCGGATCAGTTGATGGCGGCTTAACACCCGGTCTAACGATGTTGGCCGGTCCATCTAAGCATTTCAAGACTGGCTTCTCTCTTCTGTTGGCTTCCGCTTTTTTGAAGAAGTACAAAGATGGTATTGTTCTTTTTTACGACAGTGAGTTTGGTACTCCTCAGTCTTACTTTGAAACGTTTAACATTCCTCTTGATAGTGTTGTTCATACACCGATCACTGACATCGAAGAATTGAAGTTTGATATCATGGCTCAGATGAAAGAGCTGACTCGTGAAGATCGAGTGATGATCGTCGTTGACTCTATCGGTAATTTGGCTTCGAAGAAAGAAGTAGACGACGCGCTTGATGGTAAGTCTGTAGCTGATATGTCGAGAGCCAAGCAGCTTAAATCTCTGTTTCGTATGATCACTCCACACTTGACTCTTAAAGATATCCCTATGGCGGTGATCAATCATACATACAAAGAGATCGGTCTGTATCCTAAAGATATTGTCGGCGGTGGCACCGGTTCTTACTACGGTTCTGACAATATCTGGATCTTGGGTCGTCAGCAAGACAAAGACGATAAAGAGATCAAGGGTTATCACTTTGTGATCAACGTGGAGAAGTCTAGGTATGTCAAAGAGAAGTCAAAGATTCCGATCACTATCTCCTATGAAGGAGGCATCAATCGCTGGAGTGGTCTCCTTGACGTTGCTATTGATGGCGGTTATATCGTTAAGCCTAAGGCTGGATGGTATGCTACGGTAGACAAAGAGACCGGTGAAGTCAAGCAACCATCTCAGCGCGCCGGTGATATAGTAGACAACAAAGAGTTCTGGATGAACATGTTCAAGAACACAGACTTTGCAAAATACATTGAAAATCGATACAAGATGTCTATGAGTGCCATGCTTGAAGAAGACGAGGAGGATTCAGATGTATGAAGGCGTAAGAACTACAAACATAGTACAAGAAGAAAACGGTAGATGGACTATATTTTATTTCTTGGATGGAGAAGAGATCGCACACTTGGGCGATACTGATACCAATGGTGTTTATCACAGCGAAGAATGGGCATCACGCGTTTCGGACGCATGGATAAAAGATGCAATTTTAAATGATGCTTGGGCTGTAGGTATCGACAGATCTTATCCTATTGGTGGTAGACCGACTATTCCTTATGAGGGTGAAATTCCAGCTGAACTTATAGAAGAAGCGAGCAAAAACGTTTTACCGCCCAAAGATTATTCTAATTCGACACAAGAAGAAATCATAGCAGCTTATAGCATGAGTCAAATGTCAACTGATTATTATAATCAATTGATGGAAAAGTTCAAATGACAATAAAAAAAGTTTCAGAAATCTACAATGAAGATAGAACAAAGAAAGCTATTGTTAACTATCATTCAGATGGTTACTATTTTGTAGATTACTTTTTGAACAACGATATGGTAGAATCTATAAAGTATCTTGATAAGAGTGTTCACTACGTAGAAGACTACGCAGAGAATTATGTAATGGATATATTCAATGTATCAGAAACAGCCTAGTTCAGTGAAGTATGATTATAGTACTCGACCGTTGAAAGCAACTATGGTCGAGACAGAAGAAATTTATGCGCGTAACGTAGGGATGGATGATTGGAAATGGCGATTGAAAATGCGATTCTTGGTAATTTGGTCTTCAATGAAGAGTATGGCCGCAAAGTACTTCCGTTTTTAAAAGATGAATATTTTACAGATCAATCAGATAAAACTATCTTCAGACTCATAACAGAATATGTACACAAATATAATCTATTCCCTTCTAGAGAAGCTTTGGCAATCGATCTATCGAACTCGGATGGCATCAGCGAAGAGACTTTTAAAAGATCTAAAGACCTGATAGTTGGTTTTACTGAAGATAAAGATACCAAACTTGAATGGCTTCTAGATCAAACAGAAAAGTTCTGTCAAGACAAAGCCGTTTACAACGCTATCATGTCGTCTATTCAAATATTAGACGATAAGAGCGGTAAAACGACTAAGGGTGCAATACCTCAAATCCTTTCGGATGCTCTGGCTATCTCGTTTGATACTAACATTGGGCATGACTTTCTCGAAGATGCACAGAACCGATTTGAGTTTTATCACACTAAAGAAACACGAATCCCGTTTGATCTAGAATACTTTAACAAGATCACACAGGGTGGTCTTCCAAAAAAGACTCTCAATATAGCTCTAGCTGGTACTGGTGTTGGTAAGTCTTTGTTCATGTGTCATTGTGCTGCCGGTAATCTCAACGCTGGAATGAACGTGTTGTACATCACTCTCGAGATGGCTGAAGAAAAGATCGCTGAACGCATCGATTCTAACTTGCTAGATATTCCGCTCGATCAGTTGGCTGAGATACCGAAAGATATCTACGATAAGAAGATCGGTAAAATAAAAGAAAAGACTGCCGGTAAGTTGATCGTTAAAGAGTATCCCACAGCGTGTGCTGGCTCTGCAAACTTTCGTCATCTCTTGAACGAGTTGAAGCTTAAGAAGAACTTTATTCCGGACATCATATACATCGACTATTTAAACATCTGTATGTCATCGAGGATAAAGCATGGAGCCAACGTCAATTCTTATACCTATATCAAAGCAATCGCAGAAGAACTACGCGGGCTCGCAGTGGAGCACAATGTACCCATCGTCTCTGCGACTCAAACAACTCGAAGCGGATATACGAGCAGCGACTTGGGACTGGAAGATACATCAGAATCCTTTGGACTCCCAGCCACAGCTGATTTTATGTTTGGACTCTCAACGTCAGAAAAACTGGAAGAACTCGGTCAAATCATGGTTAAGCAGCTCAAGAACAGGTATTCTGATCCAGGGACTACTCGCAGGTTTGTTCTTGGGATTGATCGTAGCAAGATGCGTCTCTATGATATAGATCAACCGGAAAAAGACATGATCGACTCACCCGTTATGGACAACACGAAGTTCGGTGAAGCAGACTTTGAACGTGGAAAAAAGAAGTTTGACAAGAAGAAGTTTGAGGGGTTCAAGTGATGAATTATAAAATCAATTACAACGAAGCAAACATGGAACACGTAGTTGTAGAAACTACTACGATGCATAACATTGGAGTTTTTAAAGAAAAAGAAGAAGCTAAGAGTCTTATGCGTTTTCTTAATCTTGGTGGTGCTTTTGACGGTTGGACACCAGGATTTATTTTAAAAAATATTAAATTTCTTCAAGAAAAAGACGGCGTTCATGTATAAATAATTCTAGTAATGAATCATGTATGTGTCTGCGCAGCACAAGAGGCAAGTCTGAGTAATCGGTTCAGGAATAGTTGGGAATAACGGTGGGGTTCCGCCCGACCATGATTCATTCGGAATCTAAGAGGGAGTCGAAAGGCTCCCTCTTTTTTTGTTTTAATAAATATCCATATAATCATAAACTGTGGAGTGATAAATGGCAACTATAGTTGATAATCCAAAATACGGTGAGGACTGGAAAGTTGTTCTAAAATCAAAGAATTCCGGAACCGTTTTAGAAAAATTTAAAGTATTTGGTTATTTGCCAGAACAAACAGTATTAAGTATAACAGTTAAAGCAAGCAATAAAACGGCAAAGAAATATAATTTCATTGATCTTGGTAGCGGAGATACAGTAATATATTTCAATGATCCATCCAACAAACTTGTAAAAGTAAAAGGATCAAAAAGTACACTGAATACTATATTCAATCATTATTCAGATAAAGGTAAAAGTAATACCACAGTACTTACAGAAGTAAAAGAAAACATCAGTATGTGGATGTTTCAGTCATATGTAGAAAACAATAGATTTTTAAGTGAAGACGATATAATTCAAAAATTAGGAACAAATGCACAGTATTATAGCACAGTATACTATGAAAGTGCTATAATGCAAGCAAAAGAACTTAAAACATATCTAAAAGGTGCTACTGTATATAGTTACGAAAGACAGCAAAAAGATCTTACTAAAAAATTATATGATAAGGCTCGTAAGCTTACTGGTAAACGAGCAGATAATTGGAATCCTGCCGATGTTTGGATGATTAAAAATGACTACGATTTTACTGAAATGGTTGAAAATTGTATCGGTAAGAATGAATTAAATGAAAGATTAACAGAAGCAGTATTAAAGAAAAAAGTTGTTCCAATTTCATTGAAACAAGTTCTTAAAAGTGCTAAGTTAAAGGTAATTGATCCGGCAAGCCAATTGAATGAAAAGTTAAATATTGATCTTACATATGATTCACTTGCTATATCAGAAACATTCAATAATTTTATTATATGGACCAAGTCTGGATTTGGTATTCGTGCTGGATTTAAAGCATCATCTACTACACTTAATGTTTCTTTGGAAGGTAGATTTAAAAATGCTGGTTATCAAACCGGTGGTGTTGATGCCAAGTCATATGCAGAGCATGTTAGTACCAGACATAAATATACTATGAGAAATAGTAGCAGTGTTAGTGTAAATTCAGATTTTGATCTAGCAGTTAATGAATTAGATGATATTTTTAGTGGTAATCCTAACATATCAAGTGGAATAAAAACAAAAGAACAAGCATTAGATTTAGCAAATAGTGGTGATGAATTAATCAAGAAAAGATTTTGTAATCTTATGTCCGTTCTTCATACATTTATGGATGCAAAAGATAAATTTGCTGATCATATGACATATTGCTATTATACATCTAAAAAAATATCATCGGACAATTCACCTTATGTGATTATAGAAGAAGGTTAATATGAAATTCCTATCATTTCTATCAGAATCATTAGATGTAGAGAAGCTCAAACATCTTGAGCACGTCGAAGATCATATCATTCATGGTGGCCATGAGGGTGTAGCGCATGCTGCTGATACTTTGACAGATACTCTAGACTTTCTTTCTGGTAAGAAAACTAAGACAAAGATAACTCAGAAGTACGACGGTGCTCCTTCTATAGTTTTTGGTGTGAACCCAGAGAACGGCAAGTTCTTCGTAGCATCGAAGTCTGCTTTCAACAAGAATCCTAAGATCAACTATACAGATAAAGATATCGAAGAGAATCACGGTCATGCTCCGGGTCTCGTTGATAAGTTGAAGCTAGCTCTGAAAGAGTTACCGAAGATCATGCCTAAGAAGGGTGGTGTGTATCAGGGAGACCTGATGTACGGTAAAGATGACTTGGTAGACAACGGTGATGGTTATAGCTTTACTCCGAACACTATCACTTATACTGCTAAGAAGGGTACAGAACGAGGAGACAGAGCGGCTGCAGCTCAGATAGGTTTAGTAGTTCATACTAAGTATGTTGGAAAAAGAGGTAAGCATGCTCGCTTAGCTGATATGTCTGCTGACTTCGATGTAGATCAGAACTCGTTTCAAGATTCTCCGAACGTAGACAGAATAAACCCAGAAGTTCAGCTGAAGAAGAATATATCTGGTATAGAGAAGAAAGAGTTTCAAAAACATATCGACGATGCCACAAAAGCTTACGGCTCAGTCGAAGATCACGACATATTCAGCGTGTTAGACGGTCATGATGTGTTGCTTAAGACATACATCAACACCACCGTTCGTGATGGAACTCAGCCGACTACAAACAACTATGTAAAGTTCTTAGAGACTAGATACACCAAAGAACTCGATAAGCTGAAGTCTGACAAAGCCCGTGAGAAGAAGCAACAAGATATGGAAACTATTTTGTCGCATGTTAAGTCTCACAAGAAGCAGTTTGATACAATACTTAAGATGCATGACTCTCTTCAGAAAGCTAAAGACGTTCTCAACAGATCTTTGGCTGCTAACTCAGACAGTGGCTTGACTACTACTATCGGTGGTGAAGAGACCAAACCAGAAGGGTTCGTTGCTATCAGAAACGGTAGACCTTCTAAGATAGTAGACCGTGCAGAGTTCAGTCGCAGTAACTTCTTGAAGGGAGCTTTCCAAAAAAACAACGAGATCCCCGCAGAAGAGAACGAAGACACACCGAAGAATCCTGTTGTGTTCTCTTTCGGTCGTATGAACCCACCGACTACTGGCCATAAAGTTCTTGTCGATAAAGTACAAGACTTAGCTAAAGAGAACAAAGCTAAACATAAGATAGTCCTGTCCAGATCACAGGATCCCGAGAAGAACCCGCTTTCACCGGAACAAAAAGCAAAACATGCAAAGAGGTTCTTTCCGGACGCTAAGATAGAAGTAGCTGACGAAAGCGCACCTAGCGTTATACACCAGATGAAAAAGCTAGAGAGCGAGGGTCACGATCACGTTGTTATGGTAGTCGGTTCTGATCGCGTCGAAGAGATGAAGAAACTGTTAGACAGCTATAACGGTAAAGATTTTAAGTTCAAGAAGATCGACGTCGTATCAGCCGGTCAAAGAGATCCAGACTCTGAAGACGAGACTCAAGCTATGTCTGCTAGTAAAATGCGTAATCATGCTATCACCAAGAATCGTAAAGAGTTCAAGAAGGGTATACCGTCACACGTTCATCCAGAACATGCCGAAGAACTTTACAAAGACGTTCAACAGGGAATGGATATACACATAGGGCCTGAGACTAACGGCATATCTCTAGCTCGTTACGCTAAAAGACAAGATCCTATAGGTGTGAAAGCTCGAGCAGAAGTACAGCGCAGACTCGTAGCCAAAGAAACAGAGAAGAGAGTCAAAGCTGCTGCTAAGAAAAAACCAACTACAAAACCGAAAGCGCCCATCAAAGAACAAGCTATGACTGCTTCCGGTGGAGACGTAAGAGGGTTAGGTTATGTAACCGGCAATCCAGATGGCGCGTTTCAAGTAGCTTGGACTCAAGCAAACATAGCAGATGCAGATACACGCGATAACATATTAAAAGCTATAAAAACAACTATGCACGATGATCTTCATCTGACTACTGTCGATGATAAGAAAAAAGATTTTGTTCAAAGATTAACTAACACTGTCAAGTCCAGAAAAGCATAAAAAAATAAATAGAAAAGACTGTAGGAGGATTACTATGATAGTGGAAAAAAACGGTCTTTGGGACAACATTCATGCTAAGCGCGAGAGAATCAAACACGGTTCTGGCGAGCACATGCGCAAGCCCGGGTCAAAGGGAGCTCCGACCTCTAAGGACTTCAGGGACTCGCAGAGTGAAGGAAGGGTACTCCCAGACTTGACACAGAAGCCGGTTGAGCCTCAACATTCCAAAGAGTATGCCGCTCGTATGAAGGATCAGAAGAACAAGAGAGACGCTTCTAAGAAAGAAAGAGCAGCGGCATCTGAGTTTGCGCACTCTATGTGGGCTAAGCGTACTAGAAACGAGTCGGTCAACGGCGAGAAGACGTCGAAGAACTCGAGTGATCCCGCAAACCGATTCGTCGGTACAGATGAGCTTACAAATAACTATAAGAATTCTACTCCCGGACAGACTCTAAAAACTATCAAGAAAGTAGTCAAAGAAGCTGCAGTAGATTCTAAAGGATACAAGAGCTCTACGGGTGGTTTGACACAAAAAGGTAGAGATCATTATAATAGTACAACTGGAAGTCATCTTAAAGCTCCGGTTACCAAGAAACCATCAGAGCTGAAAGCTGGTAGCAAAGCTGCGAATCGTAGAAAGTCATTCTGTGCTAGAATGGGTGGAATGAAGAAAAGATTGACATCTTCCAAGACTGCTCATGATCCAGATTCACGTATCAACAAAGCTCTTAGAAAGTGGAACTGTTGATGCTAAGATTCTCTGAGTTTCTCAAAGAGTTGACAATTCGTGACGCTAGTGGTAAAATAGTATCACTAAAAAAAGTTGCAATTCGTATGGCCGATGGGAAGATAAGAATGAAAGATCCTGCTAAGAGCGGAAGTTCTAAAGGTGGAAAATGATAAAGTTTAAGCAGTTTATCTTAGAAGAGAGCAAAGGCTCTCTTCATGTGTTTGATATAGACGATACACTGTTTCACACGACCGCTAAAGTAAGAGTAAGAAACGCAAAGAACAAGATAGTTAGATACTTGAGTAACGCTGAGTTCAACGACTATAAGCTGAAACCGGGTGAGAAGTTTGACTACAAAGAGTTTCATGATTCTAAGAAGTTCAAACATGAATCTAAACCGATTCAGCCTATGATCAACAGAATGAATACGGTTCAAAAGAAGATAAGCAAGAATCAAAGCAGTAGAGTTATCATAAATACTGCTAGAGCAGATTTTGATGATAAGAACGAGTTCTTAGATACGTTTCGTAAGCATGGTGTAGACATAGACAAGATTCATGTCCATCGTGCAGGAAACATTCCGGGAAATGATCTTCCGGCTGATAAGAAAGTGAAGATCATAAAACAGTATATCGATAAGCATAATCATAAAAAAGTAGTGATGTACGACGACAGTAAAACTAATCTGAGAGCACTACTAAATATGAAGAAAGAATACCCTGATGTGAAGTTTATAGCATTTCATGTTGGGCCTGATGGAACAATGACTAAATTTAAACAAGGAGAAAAATGATGGAATTTATTGGATTTATTTTGAGTTTGGGTGCGGGTGCTGCTGTAGCTTATGTTATCTACAAGATGTTTACAAAGAAAGAAACAGTAGAAGAAGCTCTTAGAGATACACAGAACGATTTTACTGCTGCTGCTATTTCTTCTGGTGCTGTTGGTGCTGCAACCGGTGCTGCTGTAGCTGCTGTCGCTGCCGTTAAAGCGGAAGAGAAAGTAGTTGTTACTGAGATCTCTGCTGAAACACAGAAGCTTTCTGATATCGTGAAGACTAAGACTGAAACAGTTGTTGCTGAAGTCAAAGAAGAAGTTAAGAAAGTAAGAAAGCCAAGAACACCAAAGGCAAAAACTAATGGATGATCTTATAGAACAGATGAAAGTAGTGTTAGCGAGCGTGTTTGCTCTCTACTTAAAAACACACTACTTTCATTGGAATATTGAAGGTCCTAATTTTCCACAGTATCATTCTTTCTTGAATGATCTGTACGATGATATCCATGATTCTGTAGATACTCATGCAGAACAAATTCGTACTATGGGAGCTTATGCTCCAGGATCATTCATTCGTTATAAAGATCTTTCGGTTATTCAAGACGAAGTTAATATTCCTGCTGCTATGTCTATGATGACTCAACTTCAGAAAGATAACTTAGCAGTAATCGTTGAGTTAAAGAAAGCTAATGATATGGCAGAGAAGCAAAATGCCGTAGGTACAGCTAACTTCTTGCAAGAGAGAATAGACAAGCATTATAAGCATGATTGGATGCTTAAATCAATAATAAAGGCATAAGAACATGAAAGACTTTCGCAGCTTAGAACAAGTTTACAGAGAACTAAAAGAGAATCGTGGCACAGATATCCGTCGTAAAGTAGCTAATGTCGGACGTCCGGAAGACAACGTAAAAGATGAGACTTCTAAGCTAGCGAAGCAGGGTCAGATAAAGACTAAGATCATCGACGAAGCTAGTTTCAAGCCCGGTGATAAAGTTTCTTATGAGACAAGCAAAAATAATAAAAATAATAAGGGCGTAGTTCATTCAGTAAAGGGTGATAAAGTTACTGTCAAAGGATCTAACTACTTGGGTGGCGAAGTACTTCACGACGTCCACCACTCTATGGTTAGAAAAGAAGAGACCGAGATCGACGAAGCTAAAGACGATGATAAGAAGAAGTCTTTTCCACCAAAGCAAGATGACTCAGATAAAGATGACAAAAAGTCTAATACAGTCGGTAAGTCTGATAACAAAGATTCTAAGACCGATGATATGGATGCCAAAGAGATCAAGGGTGGAAAGACTCAAGTCGATCTGAACCCTAAGACAGACGATAATCCAGACGACACGAACGCAGAGACTAAGAAATCAAAGACAGCAACCAAAGCTGCGAACAAAGAGATCGGCGCTAAAGGAGTAAAGGAAGAAACGATGACAGGAAAACTATCACTTGGTTCTTCTCAGAGCCAGATCGACGCAGTCGTAGAAGCTATGAAGATGATGAAAAGCAAGTGCCCTAAGTGCGGTATGAGTCCTTGTCAGTGCGGTGGTGATCCAAAAGACGCTAAAGAAGAACTAGTCGGCGGACAAAAGAAACTAGATAAGAACCATAACGGTAAGCTAGATAAGCAAGACTTCAAGATGCTTCGTAAAGAAGATAAGACTTGTGCATGTGAAGGCAAAGGTC